TAGGTACTACAGCTCGTGTAACTGGTACAGACCGTGCTTTCACAAGCACTATCTTAAACACAGTAATCCAATCTACTTACACTAACGGTGGTTCACCAACAATCTTGATGGTAACTCCAGCACAGAAAGTAGTTGCATCTACATTTGCCGGTATCGCTACACGTTACAAAGACGTACCTGGTAATGTTCAAGCATCTATCATTGGTGCAGCAGACGTTTATGTTTCTGACTTTGGTACTATCTCTATCGTGCCTAACCGTTTCATTCCTAACGCTGACAATGATGACACAGCATTCTTATTAGACCCAGAAATGGCAGCCGTAGCTTACCTACGCCCATTCCAAACTAATGAGCTTGCTAAAACTGGTGACGCTGATTTAACTCAGTTGCTAGTTGAGTACACATTGGAAGTTCGTAACCAAGCAGCACACGGTATCATCTCTGACTTAAGTTAGTAGTTAGTTAAATATGTGGGGAGGGGAAACTCTCCCCCATTATGAGGTTATATGAGTAATACACTATCAAACGGCATTACCGATACATCATTTATAGATAACGGTGACGAGCTAGTCATACTTAAAAGCCAAGACATTACCGGCATCTTAGAGATGAACAAGCGTGAGTACGCTGCACAAGATGAACGTAAAAGATGGAGTGAGGATGCATTTGGCAACAAGGTGGCATCCATACCGCTTACAGTTTTCTCAGAATTAGAAAAGCAAGGCATAACAAGAGGCTTTGCAGTAATAGACAAAAAACGATTTAACGAATGGTTAAACAATCCCGATAACAGGGCATTTCGCACAAGGGCAGGTCGTATATGAGTATATCTAACTACACCGATTTACAGACTACGATTGCCAGTTACCTAGCACGTAGTGATTTAACGGCAATGATACCTGACTTCATTAGGCTTGCTGAAACACGACTACGCAGAGAACTACGCATACGTCAAATGCTAAAGGTAGTAACCACAACGGCAACGGCAGGTGACTCTACAGTAGAGCTGCCATCAGACTTCTTGCAGATGCGTGACCTACACATAGCAACCAACCCAGCAGCAACACTAGAGTATCAATCACCTAGCGCACTATTTCGCAATGCTCGTACTACTGACACAGGATTACCTGCACAGTACACCGTACTAGCGCAAGAGTTTCAATTAGCTCCAGTACCGGACAGTAACTACACACTTAGTATGCTGTACTACGCTGCACCACCATTTTTAACTAGCGCAGCGACATCTAACGCATTCACGGCTATATGCCCAGACTTATTACTTTATGGGTCTTTAGGCGAGGCAGAACCTTACTTAATGAACGATGCAAGGTTACAAACTTGGGCTACATTGTATGACAGGGGTGTAAATGCTTTAACCGTATCAGATGACCAAGGCGAGTATGCTGGTTCACCAATCTCAATCTCAATAGCAACACGATAAAGGAAAAATCATGGCAGAAATAAGTAACTACTTAGAAAACGCATTAATCAATGTAACGCTACGCAATACAGCTTACACCACACCAACAACAGTTTATGTAGGTCTATATACCACAGACCCAACTGACGCTAATACCGGTACTGAAGTATCTGGTGGCTCTTACGCACGTACGGCAGTAACCTTTGCAGCACCATCTAACGGTGTGACAACTAACTCGGCTGACGTAACATTCCCAACATCATCAGGCTCATGGGGTACTGTAGGTTGGATTGGCATACTTGACGCATCTACTGCCGGCAATCTTTTATATCACACTCCACTAGACGTATCTAAAACAATTTCATCTGGTGACATTTTTAAGATTTCTACCGGCAACCTTTCAGTAACACTAGCTTAAGGGATAGATTATGCCATTAGTCCTTAAAGATAGGGTTCAAGAAACCTCTACAACTACAGGTACTGGAACTCTCACGCTTTCTGGTGCTGTATCAGGCTATCAAACATTTTCTAGTGCTATAGGCAATGGCAATACTACATATTACGCAATTGTAGGCGGTACTGAGTGGGAGGTAGGCATTGGAACTGTCGCTGCCGGTACGTTAGCTCGTACTACTTTTATAACATCGTCTACTGGCTCTACTGTTTCCTTTAGCGCAGGTAATAAAAACGTATTTTGTACTTATCCTGCTGACCGTGCTGTAGCTGAAGACGAAACCTTAACAGCATACGCACCACAATTCGCAGCCAGCAATGGTTTAATGTTAAACAACATGACAGTCAGCGCAAACTACACAATACCTACTGGTTACTCTGCTAGTTCAGTTGGCGCAATAACAATAGCAAGCGGTATAACAGTAACCGTGCCACCAGGCAGTCGTTGGATTGTTATTTAAGGAAAAACTATGGCTTCAAAAATTAATGCTAAAACTTCAGGGGTAGGCGGTGTTGAAACTATCGCCGATAATACTGGTATATTAGAAATTCAAACGGCGGGTACAACCGCCATTACAGTAAATGCTACGCAAAACATTACATTAGCAAATGCGTTGCCTGTAGGCTCTGGGGGTACAGGTCTTTCTACTCTAACCGCAAATAGCGTTATTTTAGGTAACGGAACTTCTAGTCCTACTTTTGTTGCTCCAGGTACTTCAGGAAATGTACTTACCTCTAATGGTACATCTTGGACTAGCTCTGCTGGCGGTGGTGGCAGTTCTCTAACTATAGATAATAAAACAGCAGCCTATACGATTGTTACTGGTGATTTAGGAAAAGTAATTAACTGTACTTCGGGTACATTTACTATTAGTTTAACGGCAGCAGCGACACTTGGTTCAGGATTTAATGTAACTATTTGGAATACCTCTGCAACTACAACTGATGTTATTACAATTGACCCTAACGGTGCAGAAACAATTGATGGTAGCACTACAATAACTTTACGATTAGGTGAAGGTACTGAAATCGTTAGTAATGGTACTAATTGGATTACTGGTAATAAAAAATCCATGAGGTATTATGCAGAAAATGCAACAACACTCCTACGACCTGTTGCTTCAGGTGTGCCATCTATTGCTATGGGGAATGGTGGATATGCAAGTGGTAATGGTGCTATTGCAATAGGTAATGGAAGGGTTGATGGATATTCGGGGGCTACTCAAATAGGGGCAATTGCTATTGGTGGTGGAGCTAGAGGAACAGGTTCTTATGGTGTATCTATTGGTCTAGATTCCAATGCTTTAGGTAATTCTTCAGTAGGGTTAGGCACTTCAGCTACTGCAACTACAAATTATGCTACAGCCGTTGGTGGTATTTCTAATGCAAGTGGTTCAGAATCAACTGCTGTTGGTACTTACTCAAGTGCAACTCAAGCTGATGCAACTGCTATCGGTGCTTATGCTAATGCAAGACAACCTTATGCTACTAGCATTGGGTATAACGCTTACAATGATACAGTTAAAAACAAATATACCTTTGGTTCAGCATGGTCATCAACATTTGGAGGGGGAGATAAGGCTGTAGCTGGTAAATATATTTTGGGTGCATCTACTACAAATGCAACAACTACAGTATTAACTACAATATCAGGGGCTGTTGCTAGTACAAATCAACTTACTTTACCTGATAAGGCGGTTGTTTGTTTTACTGGGCAAATAGTATGTAGAACTTCAGGTACTGTTTCATCAGCATGGAAAATTGAAGGTCTAATCAGGCGTGATACTGGTGTAGCTACAACTACTCTTATAGCATCTACAGTTACAGATATTAGTAACGTATCAGGATTTACAGTTGCACTTGCGGCAGATACCACATACGGATGTCTTAAAATTTCTGTAACTGGTGCTGCTGCAACTAGCTTACGTTGGTTATCTACTGTTGAAACTACTGAAGTTATAAATTAATTAAGGAAATGAAAATGGCAATTCAAATAGACTTACAAGAATCAAACTTTGGCATCCCATTTGCACAGGCTTATTTTAGAATTGCAAATGTAGCAATAAATTATCAAAGTAATTTAGATTTTCATCATCTAGTAATGATTACTTTAATTGGGTATGCAACAAAACCTGAAAGTGTACATATAAATAATGTAGATGCTAAACGCTATGATGTTCCATTGACTGACATTGAATCTTGTGATGGGGCTACCTTTTTAGAGAAATGTTACAAGTGGGTGATGGCTCAACCTGATATGGTTAACTCAATCGCAGTTTAAAATAAAGGGTTTCAAATGTCAGAGATAATAATAGCTGGAAATACTAGTGGAACTATTACTTTACAAGCCCCTGCCGTTGCTGGGACAACGGTACTTACTTTGCCTACTTCTAGTGGAGCTGTAGTAAGCACAACTGAAACGCAAACGCTAACAAATAAAACATTTACAGGGTACACGGAAACAGTATATGCAGTATCGGGAACAACTCCAGCACTATCACCCACAAATGGCACTATACAAACTTGGACTCTTTCTGCAAATAGCACTCCAACATCAGGTACTTGGGCTGCTGGACAAAGCCTTACATTAATGGTCGCAGATGGAACGGCATATACAGTTACTTGGACTTCTTTAGGAGTTGTTTGGGTTGGAGCAACAGCTCCTACTTTAGCTACAAGCGGCTATACTGTTATTCAACTGTGGAAAGTAGGGACTACTATTTATGGTGCAACTGTTGGAGATGTCGCCTAATGTTAAGTAATATGCTAAGAGCTGCTGCTGGTAATAGAGAACCTGTTGTGTTTAACCCAGCCAACTTATTTGCTAGTGGGGAGTTTGGAGGATTTTATGACTTTAGTGATACCTCAACTTTATTTACTGACCAAGCACGAACAACTCCAGTAACAACAACAGGCAATGCTGTAAGGGGTGTTACTGATTTATCAGGTAATAATAACCATTTAATTAATAGTTTGGGAACACCTACTTGGAATAGTGCTGGGTTTGTTCAGCTTATATCATCAGAACTCAGAGTTCCAGTTTCTAAAGCTATTGGTAATTTTACACTTGCTTTTGCGGTTATAGAAAATGTAAGGCAAAGTAATTTTGCGTATGCATTTGTAAGTGGTGGGTCGCCTAGATTTAGCTCTCATTTAGCATGGACTGATAACAAATATTATTTTGACACATATGATTTTGGTAGTGGTAGGGTTAGTGGAACTGCATTAAGCGTAGGTACTCCATTTACAACGGTAGTTTCAAGAACAGGGTCTAGTATAGGTGTTACACTAAATAATTCCGCATTTGGGACAGCTACTCAAGGTACATCGGTATCGATAAATCAGATAAATTTTGGGTATGGTTCAGGTTATTATTGGAATGGCAGTTGTTACGCTTTATTTTTTATTGATAGAGCATTAACAACAACAGAGAAGTCAGACTTGCAAACGTGGCTGACCTCAAAACTTTAGCATGAATATTATTTACATAATTTAATAATTAAAAAAATTTACTAAGGGAATAATAGATGCTAGGGTTTGCACCATTTTCGGATGTACCATTTTCAGACATACCGTTTGTACAAACCTCAGCATCTGCAAGTGTTAATGCAACGGCAACAGTTACATCTAATGGCACTTATGTAGCAGGTGGATTGGGAGCAATTAATGCAATAGCCACAGCTATTGCCAATGCAAATACTATTTTAAATAGTATTGCCTCAATCAATGGTGTTGCAATAGTAACTGCCAATGGCACGGTTCTTGCAATTGTTAATGGAAGTGCAAGTGTTAATGGTATAGCTACGGTTAATGCTTCTGCAACAAGGACTACATTTGCAGCAGGTGCTGTTAATGGCTACGCTTATGTAACTGCGCTTGGTGGTAACATATTCACAGGCAACGGTGCAATTACTGGCTCTGCTAGCGTAACCGCACTAGGCGGTCTAGTATTAGATGGTATAGGCTCAATTACCACAGAAACTACAGTTTCAGCTAACGCTATAGCGCAATATAACGCTCTAGGAAGCATTTATTGCGAAGGGTTGATGTCAGTATATGCCAATGCACAATTCTCGGCTCTTGGTAGTGTTGTAACGAGTGCAACAGTTACCGCAGATGGTCACCCTATAGGTTATAATTGGGTAGACGTACCGGTAAGCGCAAATACTTGGACAGATACAAACGTAAACACAAACACATGGGTAGAAACATCAGTAAACAACAATGAATGGTTAAGACAAGGATAAATTATGGTAACCCAAGAGTTTTTAAAATCTGTATTAAATTATGACCAAGACACAGGTATTTTTACATGGGCAGTTAACAAATCAAAAAGGTGTAATATTGGTGATGTAGCTGGGCATAAAGATAACGGTTATATTAGAATAGAAATAAATAATAAAGCATACAGAGCGCATCGTTTAGCATGGCTATATGTTTATGGTGAAATGCCAAAATTACATATTGACCATATAAACAGCAATCGGTCTGATAACAGAGTTAGCAATTTAAGAGAAGCAACATATCAAGAAAATAGTAAAAATTATAGCACTCCAAAAACAAATACTTCTGGAGTAAAAAATGTATCTTGGTATAAAAAATTAAATAAATGGGTGGTGTCACTTGGGGTAAATGGTAAAAAGAAAACCATTGGCTATTTTGATGACATTGAATTTGCCGAATTGGTGGCAATAGAAGCAAGAAATAAATATCATATGGAGTTTGCAAATCATGGCTAAAACAAAAATATCCGAGTGGAGTGCAATTGCCGCTAATAATACTGACATAAATGGCATAGATATTGCTGAGGGTTGTGCGCCATCTGGAATTAATAATGCAATCCGTGAGTTGATGGCTCAAGTTAAAGACCAACAGACCGGTACAGACGCTGACAACTTTACTGTAGGCGGTAACTTATCTGTTACTGGCACGACTACATTTACTGGAGTTCCTACTGCACCAACTGCTACTGCTGGTAATAATACTACTCAATTAGCTACTACTGCTTTTGTGACTACTGCTGTAGGTACTCTAGGTACAATGGCTTCGCAAAATGCTAATGATGTTGCTATTACTGGTGGTGATATACTTGCTGATGCTCTTTCTTGTACTGGAGGATTATTTTTAGGAAATAATACAGGAAGTCAAGATGTTAATATTGAAATAGGACATAACAGAACAGCAGATGGTAATGCCTATATTGACTTTCATTCTGCTCTTATAAGTGCTGGGGGAACTGGTGATTATGATTTACGCATAATTAGAATTGCTGGTGCTAATGAAAATGCATTTTTTCAGAATGTTGGTACTGGTAGTATAATTTTTAATACTAACGGCACTACTCGTATGACTCTTAATTCAGCAGGGATTACTGGTGATTTAGCACCTAACTTTACTGGAAGCAATCAGTCTTTAGGAGCAAATGGATATCAAAAACTTCCTGGCGGTTTAATTATGCAATGGGGAACAACTGGTAATATATCACCAAACAATAGTGTTGCTGTTACGTTTCCTATTGCATTTCCAAATGCAGTTTACTCCGTAACTATTGGTACTAATGTTTCTAATCCAGCAGCAGACTCAGGTTGTAATGTTTCAAATAGAACAACTACTGGGTTTACTGCGGGTAATGGTGATAATGCAAATACATTTACTTGTTCATACATGGCAATAGGCTATTAAATGAATAACATTGAAACAATTTTAGGCTACCTAAACAACATCCCATCAGACAAAATCTATCATTGTCTAGTGGGAGTTATACTATTTGCCATAGGTCAGTTAGTTGGCTATGGCTTATTGGTTGCTGTTGTTGGTGCTGTTGGTAAAGAGATATACGATTATTGTCACCAAGATACACACACACCTGACTTATGGGATGCTATTGCTACTACGCTTGGCGGTCTGTTAGGCTACGCAATATATCTTGGCTACTAGCCTACTTTATAAAGGAATACTATGGCTACCCAAAGAATAGCATTTACAGAGTGGACACCAGATTTAGCAGGTGTTGCTGAAAACTTGTCTATTGCCAAGAATGTAGTACCTACAGCTTTAGGTTATAACCCATTTCCGTTAGGTGTAGATTACTCTGCTGCTGCTAGTGAAAACCTTAATAACGTGTTTGCCGGTAAGTTTAGTGCTACGACAAACATATTTGCCGGTGGTGCTACCAAGCTATTCAGATTAGATGGTGCTGACTTGAGCATGGATGACGTATCTAAAAGCGTAGCAAGAAGTATTAGTAATGTAGCATTAACATCTAACGTAGCAACCATTACAACTTCTTCAGACCACGGCTATAGTACAGGCGATTCAGTTACTGTGGATGCAAGTAATAATACCTTTGATGGTACTTATACCATTACATCTACACCAACAAATACAACATTCACCTACGCTAAAGTCAATGCCGACATTGCTAGCGCAAGTGCTACCGGTACTGTTATTGCTGCATCATATGCTAGCGTAGTGAAATGGAACTTTACTCAGTTTGGCAATGCTATCATCTGCGCTAATAATATAAATAAATTACAAAGTTTTACGCTAGGGTCAAGCTCATCATTTGGTGATTTGAATCCATCCGCACCAGTAGCCAAGTACGTAACTGTTGTGCGTGACTTTGTTGTAGCTGCCAACTTAGATTCTGGTAGTAACGCTAACAAGGTGCAATGGTCTAACATTAATGATGAAACAAACTGGACTACTGGCGCAGCATCACAGTCTGACTATCAAATAATCTCTGATGGTGGCAACATTACCGGCATGACCGGTGGCGAGGTTGGCTTAATATTCTTAGACAGAGCTGTTGTGCGGATGTCTTACATTGGCTCACCATTGTTCTTCCAATTTGACACAATTAGCCGTAACATTGGCTGTGTTGAAGGCAACTCTGTTGTGCAGTACGGTGGTACAAGCTACTTCTTGGGCGCAGATGGTTTCTATTCATGCGATGGCTCTACAATAACTGCCATTGGTACACAAAAAGTAGATGCATGGTTCTATGCTAATGCCAACCAGTCCAAACTTAATTTAATGTCATCTACAATTGACCCATTCCGTAAGATAGTGGTATGGGAGTTCATTGACAACTTTGCACAAAATACTTTGCTGATATACAACTGGCAAGTACAAAAATGGTCTTACTGCACGACAGACGTTGATGTAGTAGCATCATCTGCCTCTGCCGGTATGACTTTAGAAGGCTTAGACTTATATGGCAACATGGACACGTTAACCACATCACTAGATGACGCATTATGGACTGGCGGTAAGTTCTTATTTGCTGGTGCAAGAGATACTAAGGTGGTGACATTTACCGGTGCGAACTCTTCTGCACAGCTCACTACAGGTGACATAGGAAGCGAAGTTACTTCTATCGTTACATTGGCACGACCAGTAGTAGATAACGGCTCAGGGAGCGTAGCAATAGCGTCTAGGACACTTTTAAGCGCAGTACCTGAGTTAGGTTCTTATACTGCTGCTGATAGCGAAAATAGGGTATCATTACGGAGTAGTGGTAAGTACCATCGTATCTCAGTAATTCCTACTGGAAGCAATTGGTCTAATGCCATTGGAGTTGACATTGATGTTACACCACAGGGTACTAGATAATGTATCGTAAACTTAACCCATCAGGTAGTACACCTCGTGAAATATCCGAGGTAGTGAACAACCTTGTTGAGGGTAAGTCCAATAATACCGGTACAATCACACTAGCAACCGGCTGGGCTACTACTACTACACTTTACGATGAGCGCATTGGTTACGACTCTATTATCTTATTGTCACCCAGCTCAGATAACGCAGAATCAGATGCAGCACCTTACGGCTCATTTAGCAACAATACAGACCAAACAGCTCCAAGCGTAGGTGCTACTGCTGTTGTTGTTTTAGACACTACAGAAACAAGTAGCGGTGTATACCTTGCAAGTGGGTCTAGGATGTATGTAAGGAATAAGGGTACATACAATGTGCAATTTTCGTTACAATTAGTAAATAAAGATAACGTAGCTCAGTATGCCGATATATGGTTTAGAAAAAACGGTACGGATATTGCTAGAAGTGCAAGCAGATTTGACATACCAGCACGTAAAAGCGCATCAGATTGGGGTCACATTGTAGGTACAGTTAATATATTTACAGCAATGGAGGCTGGCGATTACGTTGAGATTGCCGGCACAACATCTAGCACATTAATTGGCTTAGAACATTATGCTGCCGATACCGGCATACCTAGACCAGCTATTCCATCTGCTATTGTTTCAGTAAACTATATTGCGCCACTAAGCTCAGATAACATTTATATTAGTGCAATCATTCCTGGTCAAGCGACTATTTCTCACTTTGCCAATGATACAGCAGACAAGACATACAAATACTTGGTGGTGGCATAATGGAGTTTTCATACGTACAGCCTAACGAACTAAGACATTGCTGGTGGTGGGTTCGCCAAGGTCTTGAGAAGGTTCGTGCTAAAGGTCATTCAGAATGGCTTGCAGAGGACATATATTGCGATTGCTACGAGCAACGCTCTATGTTGTGGATATTGCCAGAAAAGAAAGGTTTTATTGTGTTACAGCCTAACGGTGTAGAGATGCACATT